ACGGGGAGGGCGGCATGAAAGATCACGAGGACGGCCTAGCCGAAATGGACGCAGCCGAGGCACGCGAGCAGGCCCGGATGTGGCGCTCGCGGTGGGAAGCGTCGGAGAAGGCACGACGTGAAGCCGAGGCGATCGTGCGGAGCGCGACGAAGATCCAAGGCGTGCCGATGCCGAAGCGGTCGAAGGAACCGAAGGCGAAGGGCCAGAAGCGGGCCACGGCGGTGCTGCTCTGTAGCGACTGGCACGTCGAAAAGATCGTCCACGCATCGCAGGTCGGCGGCGTGAACGAACACAATCCAGAGGTCGCCAAGCGCCGCAACGCGCAACTGACCGAGGCGTGGACGTGGTACCTTCGAGCCTTCGCGCGCGAGTGCATCCGGGTCGAGAGCGCGGTGATCTGGCTCGGCGGCGACATGATCGAGAACTCGGACATGCCGCACATTGACAGCGCTGAGGGGTGCGCCATGCCACCGGTGCAGGCCACGCGGTTCGCCATGGAACTGTGGGAGCGCATCATCGCGCGAACACTCGACATGGGCCTACCGCTGCACGTCGTCGCGAATGACGGAAACCACGGGCGCATGACGGCCAAGACCAAGCACACGAACCGAGTCGGTCACAGCATCGAGCACATGGCCTACCACGAGTCCGCGAGGCGCATGCCCGAGGCCTCGTGGACCATCGCTGACGGTGCGTCCGAGATCGTGGATATCGCCGGGAAGCGCGTGCGGTTCCAGCACGGCGACACTGGCGGATTGAGGTACCAAGGCGGCGTGGGCGGCCTCGCTGTCCCGTACATGCGGGCCTATCCACGATGGGACACGATCGGGCGCGCGGACATCGACGGCATCGCGCATTGGCACTCGCCGCAAGTCATCGCCGGGCGAGGCGTGGTCAACGGCTGCGTCTGCGGCTACGACACCTTCGCCCAGTCGATCGGGGCGCCGTACTCACCGCCGACGCAGATGGCGTTCCTCGTGGACCGTGAGTATGGGCTATCATTCGACAAGCGGCTGGAACTGACGTGATGACTGACCTACGCGCAGCCCTAGAACCCGACGACGCGCACCTACCATGACCTTCACGATCCGAAAGATCCCGCGGTATGACTACGGCATCGTGCTCGACATGGACTCCGTATTCTTCGACGTCGCGCCAGACATCGGAGAGCACACGGCATGGTGGGTCGCATTCGATGAGTCCGGGGCGCCGGTCGCGTACGCGGGCGCGATGATGTGGGAACCTGACCAGGCGATGTATATGCACAGAGCCGCCGTCATGCTGTCCGCGCGCGGGAACGGCCTGCAACGCAGGCTGGTCAGAGCTAGGGAGCGGTGGGGGAGAGCGAACGGCGCCGCGCTCTCATACACGTACACGTCGGCGTCCAACCTCGCATCGGCAAACAACCTGATACGATGCGGATACACACTGTGGGCGCCGTCGCAGTGGTGCGGACAGAGGGACCCCGCCAGAGGCGCCAACGGCCATTCGTGGCTATACTGGCAGCGCAGGCTATGACAACGAACGATCGTCATGCGGACGGCATGACACAGGAGGGACACGACATGGCAGACACGGATGAGATCAGATACACGGGGGCAGAGATGCGCGCAATCTTTCTGGAATGGCGCGGAATCGAAGCTCCGTGCGCAACGTGCGACGGGTCCGGCGTCCGCGTGTATGGCAGCACCGCGACGTGGCGTGGCGGCGTAGGCGGCCAGGCCGTCACCACGGGTGTATGCGATGCGTGCTGGGGCTCAGGCGACATGCACAGGCGCGGCGCAAACCTCCGCGCGATGGAGTCGGCGATCCGCAATGCCAAGCGGGCCGCGTTGTACGAGGCGTTCGTCGGGCACATCGCCAAGGCCACGGGCGCCACGCTAGAAGCATTGGGCGCTCCATCCAGGGCGGCTCTGGAAATGGCCGCTGAACTCATAACGAAGGAATCTCGCCGGCGCAATCTGCCGGAGTGGGCGCGTGGCTTTTGGGGCCAGCGCGCGATGGAGTACACGGCCGCCGCGCTTCGCGAGGCAGCAACGTTTGGAAAGAAGGAGGGACACGAGACATGACCGACGAACAGAGGAGACGATGGAAAGAAGCACTCGCACAGGCGGACTCGGCCGCTGCGACGGCGTTGGAAGCGTACCCACAAGATGACCAGATCGACATGGTCTGCGAGGAGTGCGCCGAGCTGATCGCGGCTATTCACAAGAGCCGCCGCGGAAGGACTGACACCAAGGATCAGGACGTCGCTGGCGAGATCGCAGACGTCATTATCATGGCATTTCAGGCCGCGCGCATGTACGGCATGGACAGCACGGTCGAGGCCATCATGGCCAAGTCGGAGCGTCTGATGCTACGCGCCGCAGACACAATCGGAATGAGAGGGTATCGACGATGAGACAACGACCACCGATCATCGCACTAGCCGGGCCGGACCGGGTCGGCAAGTCAACGCTGGCCGACATACTGAGGCACGAGGCCGCACTCCTAGGCGGAATGTACCATTATGCACCGGGACGAGTGTTCGTCGATGGTTTCGGCCGGCCGCTTCGAGAAGCCGCACACCTGCTATGCCAACACGAGCCGAAGTCGGAAGGGTGGCGTGACTGGATGCGCGAGGCCGGGAATGGGGCGAGGATGCTGCGAGGTGATTCGGTCCTCATCGATCTACTCGGCGATCGCCTTGACGACGAGGATTCCCAGGGCGAATGGACAAGCAGACTCGCCATCATCGACGACCTCCGCACCGCCGACGAGGCGAAGTGGGTCCACGCGAACAGGGGCGTCGTGATCGAGCTGCAGCGCGACGGCGTCACATACTCCGGCCACTCGCTCGACTCGCGACTGCACCCGACGCTGATCGATGCGGTCGTGCCGGTTGGCGACAAGGCCGAGACGGCGCGGCACATCCTGCGACTGACGGGGTGGCTGGCATGAGCGACCACGTCATCATCCACGGCGACATGCGAGAGGCGCTCGCATCAATGGAGCCGAACAGCGTTGACGCGATTGTGTGTGATCCGCCTTACGAGCTAAACTTTATGTCTCACGGGTGGGATAGGACCGGCATCGCCTTCGACCCTGCCACATGGGCCGCGTGCTACCGCGTGTTGAAACCCGGTGGTCATCTCGTCGCATTCGGTGCCGCTCGAACGATGCACCGGATCACCTGCGCGATCGAGGATGCGTGCTTCGAGATCCGCGATACGTTGCAATGGGTGTTTGGTAGCGGCTTCCCGAAGTCGCTTGACGTGGGCAAAGCGATCGACAAGGCGGCGGGGGCGGAAAGGGAGGTGGTCGGGGACAGTCCATTTTCAGGCAGGAGACCGCGCCCCGGCAATGGACCAACAATCCACATGCCATCTGCGGCGACCATCACCGCCCCCGCCACCGAAGCCGCCCGCACCTGGCACGGCTACGGGACCGCATTGAAACCCGCGCACGAGCCGATCACGCTGGCGAGGAAGCCGCTTGATGGCACCGTGGCGAGCAACGTGGCGAAGTGGGGGACGGGGGGGATTGATGTGGATGGGTGTCGGGTGGGGGATGGGAAACGTGTTCCAGCGTCGCCCAGGCGCGCTGCACACAGCGGTTTCCTTGGCGCCCTGGCCAACGCTGACGGGACAACAGGTTTTGATCCGAACGTCGGTCGATGGCCGCCAAACCTGCTGATCGGAGACGGCGCGGCGGATGTGATCGATGGGATGAGCGGGGTGCGGAAGTTCGGGACGGCGGTTTATAAGGGTATCAAGGAGCGCGGCTCTGTGATGCGCGGTGCCGCCTACAACATTGACGCGCGAAACATTGATCGAGATTCACACGGCTACGAAGGTGTCGGAGGCGCCAGCGAGTTCTTTCCGTCGTTCTTCTACACCCCAAAGGCCAGCCGTAAGGAACGCGAGGCCGGTCTAGCCGAGGCGGGCATCGAGCCGATGACGCGGGCCGATGTGGCCGGGTGGGAGGAAGGCAGCGCGGGGCAGAAGCACGCGCGGTCTGGCATGACGGCCACGGGCGAGATCCGCAACACGCACCCAACGGTCAAGCCGATCGCCATCATGCAATGGCTCGTGCGGCTCGTGTCGCCGCCGAGGTCACTGTCGCCGGTCATCTTGGACCCGTTCGCAGGCAGCGGCTCGACGGGCGTGGCATGTGTCCGCGAGGGCGTCCGGTTCGTGGGCGTCGAGCTCGACGAGCGCCATGTCGCCATCGCGCGGGCTCGCATCGCACACGCGCTCGAGACGCAGCCGAAGTCGGACGACGAGCCGCAAGGGAGGCTGTTCTGATGACGTGGCTTCTCTCGCTGCTACTCGGCCTCGGCCCATACGAGTCAGCCGCCATCGCATCGGCCATCACGGGCGCGCGGGTCGATGACCTGATCGCGGTGTGCTGGCGTGAGTCGCGATGCAATCGGATCGGAGTGCATCACATCGACGCGCACCGAGACGGGTGGGGCGGGCAGGTCAGGCTCGGCCATCTCCGCGCGGTGTGTCAGCCGCGTGGATCTCGAGCTCGGTGGACGACGCGCGGGCCGTGGGGTCTGTCCGCTGCGGCACATTGGCCGTACTTGCCTGCGTGCTACCAGCCCGAGGTGCTCGACGTGCCGCTCGCGTCAGCGGTGATCGCCGGCCGCAAGATGGTACGCGAGAGCTACCGTCGCGGGCCTCATGGATCGTGGTGTCCGCGTCGCACGAGGAGGGCCGGGCGATGATGCTGATCGGTGCGCAGGTGTGCATCCTGCTCGGCTTCTTCGCGGTCGTGGGCATCGCGATCGTGCATGACCTGTCGCGGTGACGGTTGCGCGGCGCGACGATCCGTGTCACTCTCCGCGGGTCGGCGCTCGGTGCCGGTCATGTCTGCACTCTCCTGGCCCCCCGGTCTGCACCGGGGGGTTTTTTCGTCCAACGCGATCGACGATGCCCGTCGCGTCGATCGCAGTTGACGCGGCGGATGTCGTGGGCTAGACACTCTCTGCGCCGGTCGGGCAAATGCCGGCGTGAGCTTGTCCCCAGGGACGCCGCCCCCCTGCATGGTGCAGACGGGGCGGTTTTTTTTGGCCTACTGTGCGTCCTCGACCACGAGGATGCCCATGCGCACGTTGGCGGCTACGGCGGCGACCTGCCCCACCTGGAAGCCCGCGCGCATGTTCGTCGTCGTGCCCGGCAGGTTCGTGCTCTTGGTCCCTTCTGCGGTCGTGCCTGCGTTGATGTTGTCGATGCGCCAGAAGATGTCGCCTGACCCGGGCGGACAGTAGATCGCGAACTGATAGATGTTCTGCGGCGTGAACACGAGGCCGGTGTCGTCGCTCGTCGTGGTCACGTTGTCGCGCGAACCGAAACGCCAGTTCGTGTGGGTCAGCCCGCCGTTGACGTTGACGCGCCAGAATCCGCACCAGTGGCCGGTCGGCGCGTCGGTGTTGGCCATGCCCGCGAGCGTGTTCGATGTGAGCCCGACGAAGATGCGCTTTCCGGTCGATGCGCCGCTCTCGTCATACGACGCATCGGGGAAGCCAAGGCGGCAGATCATGAAGAAGCCAGCGATTGACGACGACGATGCGCCGCGCCGCCAGATCGTCGCGTTGTTGCCTGTGCCGCACGTCACGTTGCCGGTGGCCGCCGACGCAAAGTTCGTCATCCGCCCGTAGGTGTTGTCCGGCGTCGGATGCGATAGCGTGCCGACGCTCGTGACGGAGTTGCCGACCGATGACACGCTCGTGGTCGTGTTCGGTCGGATGATGACCTGACTGCGCGTGCCGAGCATCGGCTGGAGTGGCGTGGCGACCCCGTTCGGCCCGATGATCTGCAACGCTGGCGCAGCGACGCGACGCGCGTACACGCGGATCAGATCGGCGCCCGGCGTCGTGGGATTGCTCGTGCGGATCGCGAGTCGCGGAGAGTCGGTCCATGCGGTGTCGTAGTCCGTCGAGCTCGCCTTCTCGATCAGGTTGCCGAGCACACCACCGATGGGCACGCCTTCGCCGGGGTCGCCCTGTGGACCCGGATCGCCCTGCGGCCCTGCCGGCCCTGTCGCGCCCGTGGCACCTGTTGCGCCGGCGGGGCCAGTGGGTCCGGGGTCACCCTGTGGGCCTTGCGGTCCGGGGTCACCTTGCGGTCCAGCGGGGCCAGTGGCACCCGTCGCGCCGGTCGCCCCTGTCGCGCCGGTCGGTCCGGGGTCGCCTTGCGGCCCCTGGGGACCGGCTGGCCCTGGGTCGCCCTGTGGTCCCTGGGGACCTGTCGCGCCCGTGGCCCCGGTGGCTCCCGTCGCACCCGCGGGGCCAGGGTCGCCCTGCGGCCCCTGTGGCCCCGTAGGACCGGCCGGACCCTGGGGCCCGGTGTCACCAGTGGGTCCGGCTGGTCCGGCGTCACCAGGAGGCCCCTGCGGCCCCGTGGGGCCTGTCGGCCCGGTGGCGCCCGTGTCACCTGTCGGCCCGGTCGGGCCGGGGTCGCCCTGCGGACCCGCTGGCCCCTGCGGACCCGTCGCACCCGTGGCGCCAGTCGGTCCCGCTGGACCCTGCGGGCCGGCCGGTCCCGGTGGCCCCACCGACCCTGGACCGAGCCACGGGCCGCTGATCCGAGACAACCTGCTCACGATGCCACCGCCGCGATCACGCTGGCCGCGAACGCTGCCGCGCCGATGATCATGCACACCACCACCGCCACGTCGAGCGGATGCCACGACGGGTGGTGCGGTGCGAGTGTGGGGTGCGGTCCAGTGATGCCGTGCGATGCGTGCGTGATCATGGTGACGAGTCCTCCGATGCGCGCGGTTGCACGACGTCGATCGGCGCCGTGTCGGGATAGTCCCTGATCGATGGCACTGCGGCCCGCGCTGCCGCTGCGCCCTTCGTTCGCTCGTGCCACGCCTCGATCTTGGCGAGGCGGCGAGAGATGTCGTCGAGGTCTTTCGCCAACTCATCGACGCGGTGACGCAACGCGCCCCACGTCGCCGCGATTGTGGCGAGTGTCGCGAGCCCGCCGAGGCCGATCACGAGTTGGCCCGTTTCCGTGACTGCGATTCCCTCTGCGAGCATGTCACTCCTCCTCGTCGAACGTGATGATGGGTTCGGCCCAGCACCGGCAGTTCGGAGCCGAGCCGGGCGGGAGGTCGAGGCCGTCCTCATCCCAAGCGAACACCTCGCCCTCGTACTCGCGATGCAGATCACGGACGCGGCTGTCTCGCTGCGTGCGCCAGACGTACTTTGACACGCCGGCCTCGCTGTAACGGATCTCCGTCTGCGAGGCGAACCAACGCTGCGTCTCGTTCTCACCGATCAGCGTCGCGCGATTCTCGGTCATGTCGGCCACGCGCTCGATCGCCTCGCGGAGTGCAGCGGCGCCACGACCGGCACGGATCGCCTCCTCCAAGTGGTCGGCCAACTTGCCGGCCCACTCGACGCTGAGGCTCGTGTAGAGCCGCGTTTGCTCGCGCTCGAACTGGCGACGCAGGGCTTCGTTTATCCGCTTCTCGGCGCGTTCCTTCGCGGCCTTGATTCGATCCTTGATCGCGTCACGCCTCGACACCGAATCGCCGCGCGTGGCCTTCGCGAACTCGCGATCGGCGACCTTCTCCGATAGCGTCGTGATCTTCTCCCACTGCGCGCGGGCGGCCTGCACCATCGCCCGCGACGAGTGCTCGGCTCTGGCCTTGCGCACGGCTCGTGCAGCGGCGGCCCGGATCTTCGCCCGCGCGCCGGATGGGTCGGTCGCGTTGGCGTACTCCACGACGACGCCCTCGAGCTCGTCGTCGCCGTACTCGGCCAGCGCTTCGGCCATCGCCATCCATGCTTCGACGTAGGCCTTCTCGAGCGGCCGCAGCAGCTCCGGTGGCTTGCGCTCACCGCGTCCACCGATGCTCACGGCGCCTGCTCCTCGGCCGGCCCGAACGCGGTCACACGCGCGCCGGCCATCGCTGACCGAACCTCGGACGCGAGCACACGGTAGCGGCCGCCAACGCGCCATGCTCGGACGTCGCCGGAGCGTACCCACCCGCGCACGCTCGACTTCGGCAGGCCGAGCGTCTCGGCGGCCTGCGAGATCGAGACGGTCGCTTCTCCGTCGGGCGGGAGGTCGTCCGTCGTGGGCAACTCAGCGTCTAGGTCCGCGCCCCCCGCCGCGCCCGCACCACTCGGGGGCAAGGCGCCACCGGGGAGGGCAGACGGACCGGCACCGAGCATCCATCCGAGCGGACTGTCGGACGCGGCGGGGGCCATCGGATCGAGATCGGGATAGTCGACGAGGATGGTCGGGTCGTTCGCGCGCACCTCGTCGGTCGAGATGAAGGCCGAGTTGAGATCGATCGCGCGTGCCTCGGCGTTGGCCTTGCGCGTGGCCGCCTTCGTTGCTTCGTCTGGTTCCCACAGCGGTCGAAACTCGAACGACCACTCCGCACGCTTACCTCCGAGCGGGCCATCCTGCGCGGCGAATGCGAGCGACAGCATCCAGTCGAGCGGGCCACGGCAGCGTGCCTCTTGCTCACTCGCGACGTGGGCATAGTACGTGCGGATCTCGCCGCTGTTCTCACCGGAGTTGAGGCCGCCTTGCGACTGGCCGAACAGGATCGACATGGGGTAGCCGGTGGCCGCGATCAGGCGCTCCTTCTGGACCGTCTGTGCGTCGCCGATGCCGCTCATCGGGCGGCCCGCGAACGAGAACGCCTCGTTGTCCTTGTCGAGTTGGAGCATGTTGAGCGCGCTCATCGACTCCTGCAGCGCCTCAATCCGCGTGCGTGCGGCCTCGGCGTTGCCGGACAGGATAGCGTCGGACAGGTACTTCGACTGCAGCACGCTCACGCTCGACTGCATCACGAGGCGGCCGACGTACTCGCCGGTCACCTGGTAGTTGCGCAAGTCCTCGTAACAGAGGTCGAACACGCTCGGACCCCAATACGAGTATCGCTGGATCCGTACGCGCGGCGGGGCATCGACGCCGATCATCGGCATGACGCGCGAGTGATGCACTTGACTCGTCGGCAGGCCGTACATGGGCGACACGTTGTAGCGCGTCGGGATCAGGCCGATGGGCGAGCGCGGGTCGTACTGCCATTCGCTCACGCTGCAGTCCCAGCGGTCGAGCACAAGGAAGCCTTGCAGCGACTCGATCGACGCGCGCACGAGTGGCTTGGAGTAGTCCGTCTCGCCGCTCGGCAACTTCGCCCCGTCCTTCGTCAGCGCGATGATCACCGACCCGCCGTAGGCTCGCGCGTAGATCATGGCCGCACGGAGCGACGCGAACACGCCGCATCGATCCGCGTGCGTCTCCATCGCTGGCACGTCGCAGTCCGGGGCGGTCAGGATGATGCCTTGCCGCGTCGCGTCCTCTGGCATCAGCGAGGCGATGCGTCGTGCGATGGCGTTCGTGTCCATCAACGCATCCTGCTCGACCTGCGTCAGCGCGTAGGATGACAGGTAGCGCGCAGCCGCGAGTCCGTCAGACTGCGTGCCGAGCCCGATCGCGCGGGAATACCAGGAGTCGTGTCGGTGATTCATGCTCATCGTCGCAGCCCTCGCATCGCTTCTGTGAGTGTGCCAGCGCGCCACTGCCGAGACAGGTCTGCGGCCTCGCTGGTCAGGTAGATGACGGCCCACGTCACCGCGTCGCCACGGTCGGATCGGCCGCCCTTGTTCGGATCGGTGTCGCAGAGTTGGTGCTCTACCGTGACCCACTGGCGCGGCGGCCCGGCGTGGAACACGAGACCGCGTTCCCAATCGCCAGCGACGAGTGCCCATCGGTCGCGCTTCGACTTCGTTGCCTTCACGCGGCGCACGCTGGCGGCTTGCTTCGCGCGCACGAGAGCGGCCTCCAGGTAGTCGCCGCCGTTGTTATCTTCGACGATGATCTCTCGCGCGCCCCACTTGTCGCACGCGCTCGCAACGGTGGCGTCCATGTCCATCGGCGTCAGCTTGCCGGACAGGTCCGCGAGGAGATAGATGCGTTTCGTGCCACGATGCTGCCCGACCACGACGACGCCGGACTCGGCCGATCCTTCGCCGCTCGTCACGGCCGGATCGACAGCCACGATCACGCGCAGGTCAGAGAGCGGCGGGTGATCCTCGACGCGACGCAGCCAATCGCGACGGATCAGCGCGTCCGGGTTGTCGAGCAAGAGTTGCCCGTGGAGCTCCTGCAGGCCGAGGCGCGTGCCTTCATACCGCGCGATGATGCCGCGGTACGTTTCGCCGAGGTTGGCCAGGTTGTCGTACGTCGAGCCTCGGACGATCTGCACGTCGTCGCGCACGAGAGGCAGGCCATCGCTGCCCGTGCGAGGCACACCGCCCTCGTCGGTCTCATACAGGATCGACGCGAGCACGGGCGTTCCGAGCGGCGTGGTCGTGATGACTGCACGCGGGCGATGACCGTGGCGCAAGCCAAACATCGCGTTGTCCCAGCTTTCACGCGCGCGCTGCCAGTGTGCGATCTCGTCGGCCCAGAGAAAGCCGAAGTTGGGACCGCGAAATGAATCGGGCTCATCGCCAGTCATCAGACGGCCGACGACACCGTTCGGCCACTCCAGACGCTTGCGCGAGATCAGCAGCGTGGGCCGACGCGCCAACGGGACCGCCGACAGCAGGCCGGATGGACCGTGCAGCATCGTCTCCATGACGTCGCCGAACGTGCGGCCGGCGATGCCGATCACGCCGCCCTCGCCGGGACGGTCGCCGTAGCCTCGACCGCCGCAGAGCTCGGGATGCGCGGCCACGTAGTCGACCGCCGCCGCGCCCGTGAGCGTCTTGCCCCACCCGCGACCTGCTAGGTAGGCCGTGATCGTCGGCGCCGTCTCGGACTGCCACACCTGCTCATCGCGCAGCCACATCGTCACGTCGTCGCGCATGGCCTCGACGTCGCGCGGGTCGAGAGACGCGAGCACGGCCCGCCGCTGCTCTGCGGTGAGGTCCGCGAGCACAGACGCGAGGCGAACGCCGGGTGACACGCGCGCGCTCATTCCGATGGCGCCCCCTTCGACTTCGCGACGGCCGCCTCGACACGCGACAGAATCGCGTCCACGTCGCGCTGATCGACGTCGCCGGACGTGTCCACCGCGACCACCTGACGCGGCCCGTAGTCTCCGGGCGTGCGACGCTCGAGGATCCACGCGGCGGCCTTCCAGTCGCTCTCAGCCTCGGACGCGATGCGTGCGAGCATGATGCCTTGCATCTCGCCGATGGCCAGCGCGTAGTCTCGCGCGAACTCTCCGGCCGGTGACAGTGGTCCGTCATCGTCCTCGTGCCTGACCATCGCCGCCTCGCCATCACGCAGCCATCGCGTGACAGTCGAAGCCGACACGCCACACGCACGCGCCGCAGTCGTGAGTCCCGCACCAGCCTTGACCATGCCGATGATGCGCGACCGAATGACAGGGTCGTGCATCCCCTTGCGGCCGAGGTCGATGCGGGGCTTTGTCACGGGGCGAGTTCTCCATGCACCGACAGACCGACATCCCAATAGTAGACGGTCGTCGCGCCCAAGAGCGTGATCGTCACATAGTAGCGACGCGGCCCTGTGTTCGTCGGCGTGATCTTCCGCCTCCACGACCACTGCCGTGACGAATCCGTCGACGCATTGGACGCCGTTGCGAATCGCACGTTTCGCAGTGACAGGTAAGTCGTAACCGTGCCCCCTGACCCATCGTCCGACTCCACGCTGATCTGGCACGCAGCGACGTTCGTGTGGGATAGGCCCATGTCGACACAGACCAACACGTCGCCACCATCGGCCGCAGTAAACGTTGCCGCCGCAAGAGGCGACGACGTGCCCGCGCCGGTGAATGACGACCCATTCGAGTACCCTACCGCCGGGTCACGAGTGCGCCGCGGCGTGTGTGCCACGCGGCGCCAGTCCACGCCGTCGTGATAGACCATGCCGCGATTGAGCGCGTCGACAGGGTCAATGGCGGAAAGGTCGCCGTTGACCCCATTGGTCGGAGTCAACGCCAGTGGCACCATTCGTATCGCCGACCTGTTGCTGTTCGGGAATGCGATCAGCGCGTGCCCCTGGCCGCCGCCTCCGCTTGCGTACACGCCAGCGGATTCGTTCGTGAGCCCTTGGCTGACACCGTACACACCGATCCCGCTGACGGCGAATGAGTCGACCGCGCTGCCGTAAATGGCGGTTCCTCGCCCGGGCCCATTGTCGCCGGCCTCGGCGAACAGGCACGCGCGGGATAGCTGATTCGCAAAGCTTGCAGCGTTGACAGACGAGCTCACGCGCAAGGCATGCCCGGCGCCGCCGTTGCCTATGATGTCAGCGCCGGCATCGGCATTTGATGCCGAAGAGTCAATCAGTGCAGTCTTAGCACTGGCCGCAGACGTGATCTGCAACGCGATGCCCGCGCCGCCGTGATCGAGCATCACGATCGGACTCGCACCGCTTGTCGCGACGCCTTCGATGCCGGCGCGCGATCCAGCCGTCGCGACGACATACATGCCCGTCCCAAGGTTGTTCCCCGCGCGAACGTCGATCGCTGTGGCCTCGACAGAGTCGAGATCGCAAAAGAACCCTCGCGCGGACGGAGACGCGGATGCGTCTAGCGACGCAACGAATCCGCGCGCATCGTCGAACACGTCAGCGCGATAGGCCGTCGCATCGCCTGCCGATGTGGCCACGACGGAGACGGAGCTCGACGCCGTGCCGCTCGTTGCTGCGATGATCGCAGGCAGCGAGGGATCGTTCGTGTTGGCCTGGATCGCGTAGCCGTCCTGCACAGCGGCCGCGTAGATCGCTGTGCCAGGCGTAGAGTCGTCGTATGTTACAGTCAGGGTCCCGATAGTGGGGCTCCCCGGAGACGTCGACGTGAGCGCGGCGCGACCGTCTGCGTCAGTCTCTACGATGTGCGCGTCGGCGGCGGGGCCGACCGTGCCCTGATAGACCCAATCGAGCAAGGCCCACCCGCGATGCATCCACTCGTTCGCGTGCTCGCCTGTCGCTGGCGCCTCTGGTATCCACGGCGTGAATCCGTTGGCCACAGCGGTCGCGAGCGATGTTGACTCCCTCGTAGGTGTCCCGATGATGCCGGCGGGGCCAACGGTGTAGTTGGCATTACTCGCCCATTCCGGGACGTTATCGGTTGGCTTCGTTGGCATGGTGTGTCCCTCCGATCAAACAGACTTGGCCCACAGCGATCGTGCGCTGGTGTCGGGGTTGGGGCCTTTCGATGACGACCACTGGCCGAGCGTGTATTGCGGCGGCGCGGCGCCCTTGCTCGAGGGCCATCCGCCGACGAGGCCAGGGTCTGCCGCCGAGAACGACGAGCCCACGCCGGCCGAGATGACAGGCCCGATCAGGTCGGCCACGAGAGCGGCGACTGTCAGATCGAGATCTGGCTCCTCGATCAGGAAAATGATGTTCGCGGGGAACGCCTCGACGAGCGTCACATCCGCATTGGGCAGGAGGATCTGCGCGATGCCGACGAGCTCGTCAGGTGTGCCGCTCGACGTGAGCGACGCGCCCTTCGCGGTGAGTGCAAGGCGGTACAGCTCATCATCGGAGAACTGCCCGCGCGGGAGGCCGACGAGTTCGCCGATGTAGTCGAGTTGCACGCCCTCAGCACCGGCGAGCGTGTGCTGGTCCTGCACCTCACGCAGCAGGTCCTCGATCGGCTGACACGACTCGCCGATCACCTGCATGACGGCGTTCCAGTTCGGCTGATCCTGCCACTGGTAATAGAGCCGGTTCGTGCAGGTCAACACGCAGTCGAGGTCGCCCGTGTCGATGTACGCGGCGGCGTCGGCGAGTGCGTCGTATGTGGTGACGGCGGGCATGGTTCAGAGGATCGTGACGGTGATGCGGCTGGAGTCGGCGATCAGGATCTCGACGTCCGACACGGTGATGTCGGCGTTGCTGTACGACGGCGGGCCAGCGGGCGAGGGCGTGTCGTCCGTCTCGACGGTGATCGCCGCGATGCCAGGGATCGCCGTCGTGATGGCGCCTGCGACCTGGATGCGGTAGAGGTCGCTACCCACGGTGAGGTTGGCATTGCACCACGCGAGCACGGCATCGCGGATCGATGCAACAGGGTCGCCGGTCGTGGGGAAGCCCTCGCCGTCGGTCACTTCGATGTCGAGCCACAGGTAGCGCACGGTCGGGCGATCGAAGTCGATCACGCGGGTGATGCCCTGCGAGTCGATCGCGTTGCCTGACGCCGTGGTGCCGTAGGACAGGATGCCAGCGGGCTTGTTTTCCCAGATGGCCTGCGCGATCTCGTTGTCGTCGCCATCGCGCACGACGACCTGGAAGCAGTGCGGTGGGCGTCCGTCTCCGTCCACGACGTCGGATTCATTTTCGAACACGCGCGCGAACGTCACGCCATCCACGTCAAGCACAGCGGCACGGATGCGATCCGGCGTGGACCTCCCCGCGATGGTCATGCGGTCTAGCCATCGCTCGCGATACTCCGCGTCGGTCTCGTCGAGGCGGCCGGGAACGGCGTCGAACTCGTTGATCACGGCGACGATGCCAGCGATAGGCGCAGCGAGTGTGCGAATGGTCCCGACCAGTGCATCGGTGGGGCCATCGACGGTGCATTCTGCGGCCGAGTCCACCGCGAACGTGACGGCAATGTTGCCAGGCGTGACGGAGTGCGTGACCGTGACGGTTCGCCCGGCCATGTTTGACAGGCGGATCAGGGTTCCGCTCGTCGATGCCTCGACGCCGATGAATCTCGCCGTGCCTGTGCCTTCGCCCGCATCGATCGCAGTGATCAGTGAGTTGGTCACCGCGTCGAGGTCGGCGTTCGGTGCCGGTGCGACCGCGGTGTAGGGCGTGCCGTCGATCGTGACGGTGTACGTTCCGGCCTGGAACGTAAGCACACGCACGACTCGGATCGCGTCGGACGTGGCCACCGATGCGACGGTGCTCCATGACGACTCGCTGTCGTCAGCCGTGGCGACGGTGCCAAGCGGGACGGTGACGCCGCTGTTCCCGTAGCACGTCAGCGTGACGGTCGATGCTCGAGATCCAAGGCGCTTGATCCCCACGAGGTCGAGGAGCCGGTCCAACTGCACGCCGACAGCGGATCGGAAATACCCCGCGTTGTACGTCGCCGTCGTGCCTTGCCAGATCAGCGTGAGCATCAACGCCATCACGTCGATGATCTGTCCATTCGGCGAGTCCGACCCGGTCTGCGAGTTGCTTCCGAACTTGCTTTTCCAGAGCGAGACCACGTAGTCCCGCGCGTCCTGGAAGCGCGCTGTCTCGATGCCCGTGGGCGTGATCTGGAAGGTCGGCATCAGGGCACACCTTGTAACTGGACAGTGATCGCGTCGTGTAGTGGGATGCGCTCGGCTAGGTCGGACAACTGCGCCAGGGCTGAGAATGACACACGTAGCGTGCGCGTGGCAGGGTCGATCTCGCCGATCTCGATCTCGTCGACCTGCACGATGCCGGGCGTGCCGAGCAGGGCATCACGCACGGCGCCCTCGATGTCGGAGCTCGATGCGCCCTTGATCAAGAGGACGCCGAAGAAGTCCATCCCGAGGTCTTGCCGCGCTGGCACCTCGCCGCGAATGAGACGGAGGCGCACGCGGGCGTGCTGCGCGATCTCGTCTTCGCCTTCGACGAGGGTGAGCGTCGCGCCCTCGAGCACGAGGTCTCCGGTCGTGGGGTCTGTCTGGAGTTGGCCCATGGGATCACGTCGGCGGGGGAAGGAGTAGCCACGCGGTGAGGGCTGCCTTGAGCGCGGCGCCGCCATCGTGGGGCACTGGTGTCCACGCATCGATTGACGTCTGAAGCGTGGTGAGGAACGTCGCTAGGTCTGTGCCTGATTGGAGCGTCACGGCCGGAGAGTTGATCTGCACGGCGGGCGCGGTGATCGTCACGGTCGGAGCGCCACCGCTCGGCAGCGTGATCGCGATCGATGCGGTGCCATCGTCGCGGGCGATGACGAGGCGCCCCGCCGACGCAGGCAAGGGCCGCGAGAGCGGCGAGAGCATCGGGAGCGCCACGGCATCGGCGAGCGAGTGCATCCGGCGACCGTCGCCCGGTACCGTCCCGCCGACCTGAATCCAGTCGTCGATCGCTCGGTCGGAAGTCAGCAGCAGGACGGTGTCACCTGGCAGCAGTTCGCCTCGGATCGTGACGCCGGCGCCGCGCGGCCAACACACCGGGATCCCCGGATAGATGGGCAGCGTCACGGGCAGGCCGCTGCCGGGGTCGACGCCGCCGATGGCAGGCTGCACGGCGGCCGTGTTCGTGATCGGATCGTAGGACACCACGACGCCCGGCGTGGCGGTGCGGATGCGCTGCATCGTGTCGCGCTGGAGAGCGTCGAGTGCCTCGATCGGCGTGGGCTTCGTCGCGCTCACAGAGCCCTCCAAGAGTCGAGGCCGAGCCGTCGCAGAGTCTCGTGATGCGGCCCGCGCCACGAGTCAGGGATCGGTGCGCCGCCGACCGCAGCATCCGGGGCAGGCACGCGCACGCCATCGGTCGCGGCCACCGCTTCGCCGACGCCCTGCCAGATGCGCGAGCCGGGGCACAGTTGGCGGTTCGGACGGCCGTGGGAGTCACGCCCGGCGATCCGGTGCGGCACGATGGCGGCCACGCTAGAGCCCTTGCGCGCGACCTCCCGGAGCAAGTGCCGCACGAGCCATCGGCCGGACGCGAGCTGCGCGTCCGTCGGCCGTCCGCGTCCGAACTTGTCGCCCGCGAACCATCGCCCGTCGCCATCGACGCCCTCGAAGTTGCCGACGAACTCGATGCTGATCGCGTGGTACGGCTCGCGGTCCAGACGGTTCGCGGCGATCAGGCGCACGTCGAGGTCGTACAGCCACAGGATGCGGCCCAATGGCGTCACGACGAAGTGCGCCGTGATCAGCTTGTGCCTCGAGCTCGCGTCCGCACGATTGACGCCGGTCTGGTGGAGACAGATCACCGTCTCGCGCATGGCTAGATCGGCGCGGCGGTATCGGTCCCGCTTGCGCTTGCCCTTGGACGCGCCGCGTGAGTACGTCACATCTGAGCACTCTCTGCGCAAGTCCTCGATCGATGGGCTCTTGGTCGGCGGGCCGGCGATGCACGCGAACGCGGCCACGTCGTCCGTGTCCTCGTCGTCGCGCCAGTCGTCGCACGCATCGGCGGGATGCAGGATGTGCCGCAGCGTGGCCATGAGTGAGGGCATAATCGGCATGGTCAGAATCCTAGCGGGTTGAGTGTGGTGAGGCGAGCGATCGTCTCGAATGACCCGCCGCGATTGTCGATCGTGTGCGTGACCGAATCGACGCGGAACGACCCGGCCACGTCGGCGGTGATCAGGTTGACGGCGCGGCCTAGTTGCATCGTCGGGGCGAGCAGCGTTCGGATCTCGACGCCTCCGTTCTCGGTCTGCCGTGGCCTGTCGAGCAGGCGCAGGCCGACCGCATCAGGGGCGCCCACGACCGTGATCGGTGCCAACGGCAAAGGCTCGCCGAAGTTCGTCACGTACAACGTGCCATCCTCGATCCACCATTCGCACTCCAGCGCGCCGAGCAGTTCGTTTAGTTCGTTCCTGCATCGGTTCAGGCCGGGCACGTAGGTGCGGCTGAACGTGTAGCCGACGAGGTTCGTCGCCGTCAGCGGTCCGACCGACAGCCCCATTTGCGCAGCGAGGATCGCCACGTAGGCCGCGCCCGTCGTACCCGCCACGACCGGCGTTCCGTCCGTGACAGCCCGCGAGATTGCGACGCTGCTGTCGGTCGTGCGAAGCGTCGAGGTCCAGTCGATGCCGTCGTACTCGTTCGTCGCCGTCTCGCAGATGCCCGAGAACACAGTCGCCATCGCGCCGGGATAGCCAGCGTCGATCTGGACAGTAGCGAAGCCGTCGCGCGAGGAGATGATCACCGGGTCCAGCGCGCCGCTCGCAGCGAGCACTCGGTTCGCTTGCGCC